AAGCTGATCTGTTTTTTTTTTTAATTGAGATAGTAACTGTTTATCTTCCACTAAATTATTTAGTGGTTAAATCTATTCCTTAGCAAATAATCTAGCATCAATAGGTAATACACCAGAATCTGTAGTGACATACAAAGTTTCTTCTTTTCTAAATTGTTGAATATAGTCTAAAATTTTATTATTTAAAGTAACTGGAATACTCTCAACAACAGTTAATCTATCTTTAATTGGTAATGTATTTAAATCTAATTCTTCTTCGCCTATTTTAACTTTACTTATAAACTTTAATATTTCGTAAACAAATAAAGATCCAACAGTTTCTGAAATTTCTTCATCTTTATTCTTTTTTGTCTTTTCTATTTGAACTGAATTTATTTTAGTATCATCTTCTAATGTCACAACATCCAAATAAACTGACACATCTGCATCATCTAAAGAAATAATTGTTTGTAAATCCAAAGAATATTCCAATTTTTTACTTAAAATTGAATCTATATTATATAATGTTTCTTTTTCTTCTTCTTTTGAAACGAAAGTTTCACCAAATGCTTGTTTTCTAAGTGCTAGAATAATTGGAAATTTATCAATAACTAAAAATTTGTATTTTTCTACAGAATTTCCCAAAATAATATCATTAATAATATTACTAATTGTGATACCTGCCATCGCGCCATCTAATCCACTTTTAATTAAATCCTTTTGTTGTTTCACTGATAGAGGTCTGAAAGACATTATTTTCTTTGCAGATGGAACATAAACAGAAACTAAATTAGAATTGTTGATTTCTTTTAATTTAGTTAAGATATTATTAACACTCATACAATAATTTAGTTTGATTATACTAAAATTCAATAAAACTATTTAAATTTTGGTATTGATGGCATCGATGGCATGGAACCTTGTTGTTTTTCTTGTTCTTCTTGCTCTCTTCTCTTTTCATCATTATATAATTTTATGTATAATTTACATTCATTTGGTGTCATTTTTATGAATTGATCATAACTAACACTCATTTTAGTAATTAAACTATACTGCAACTCATAAAAATTTATTAAACTATCTTTAAAAATAGATTTTAAAAACATAAAAAGCGTGCTGTCGTAAGAATTTAAGTCTATATTTTCTAATCCTACTTTAGTATTTTCTGTTATAATTTTTATTTTTGTTAAATCTTCTTTTGTTTTTTTAATAAAATCCATCATTTCAGCTGAAATATCAGCTGGCATAATATTAATTATATCTAGCTTTTCTTGATCTGTCAATAAAGAAAATTGTATTTCATCTTCTCCAATTTTAATTTTATTAAAAATTTGCTTGTATATTTCATCAATATTCTCTATAATTAATGTTTTAGGTAAGCTTAATTCTACTGTATATTTTTCAGAATTTACAACTTTTATTAAATTTAAATAATTTAAATTTTTAATTATATCATTTTTAATAACTATAATTGATAATTCAATTTTAGCATTTTTATCGTTTTTAATTTGTAAAGTATTACCTATTGTATTTGCTCGATTATCTAATAATATTAGAAATTTTTCTATATTAGTTAATTTTTTTACTATTTCTTTATCTACAATTATATCATATAATAACCATTCAAAATATTCATTTAATCCTTCATCATCATTATTTGTTATAAACCTTATAATATCAAAATAATTTTTATTCGTGATGTTTTGATAACGAATATTTTGTTTTAAAATTGGTAAAAAAAGTTTTGTTGTGTAATTCACAAATTATATAATATTATTCAAATTAGACGCTGTATTTGTACCAAATCCTTGTATCATAGAATTCGAAATTTGTGACATCCTATAAGTATAAGATTCAAATATCCAATTTACATTTCTTATAATTACTTCTTCAGAATCATATTTCAAGGTTCTTTCTTGAACATCTATAGGTACACACCCAGTGTATATATGAATCTTTTTTATTGGTTTTGATTCTGCTCCTCTAGATCTAGTATATTCTACTATAAAAATATCGCTTTTTATAGATTTTGACATACCTAAATTTATTAATCCTTTATACGAAGCTGTAATTATCCATGGACGTATTAATCCATCTAAAAAATCTATATTTGTTTCTAAGAAATCTATACTTAAATGTCTATTAGACATATCCATACGATCACCACCAACAACACCTTTTAAATATCCAGCCATACCATCTATGCCTACATATGTAGGTGCAAATGACTCCTTAGACATTTTAACTGATTGTGCATAATACAATCCTATTCCTTCATAACTAGGTTGAGCTTTCTCACCTAATAATTTTTGTTGTATAGAAGGTGGTATAAAAAAACTATTTACGTCTGTTTGTGTATAGTTTTGTATTATATTAAAAAGCCCATTACCTGCTTCAGGCTTAATAGCTAAAGTCCATTGTGTTGTTAATGGTAGACTATAATCCCATTCCCCTAATAAGTCAAAAAAATGACTTATATTACCTGGTAATTTAATGGTGTCTGCCATTTAAATATTTATCAATATATATTTATATTATTAATATCTTTCTATCGGATTTGGTACAACCAAAGTTTCAGCGTTTCTAAGATTAGTGTTTTCAGCTGTTCTTTTAAACATATGATAAGCTATATTAACATTAAAAGATAATATTGCACCATTACCTTCGGCTATATTATATTCAAGTTCTCCTACTTCTCTGATGGAACAACCTAATAATGTATAGGTATATGTTTGATCGTAATTTTTATTAAAAGTTTTAAGTTTAATCAAAGAATTTTTACTTGCTATCGATCCACCAGTCGCTGAACTACCAGCAACACCGTCGTAGCTATTAAAAGTTCTTACACTTTCATTAATAAACAATTCTCTAAGAGAAAGACTTTCGGGACAATAAAATTGTATTGTATACGAATCGCTTCCAGGATATTCAACCGATCCAGGTAAATTAAAATTTTGACCAGAATATCTAACATTATGATTTACAATTGTTCTAGCTGGTAACTTTGCAGTTTTAGCATAAATTAAGTCATTTGGTCCGACTCTTAATGGTAAATTATTACCAACTGCTCCACCATCAAATGTTATTTCTGTTACACGAAAAAGATAATCCCTAGCGAATTCATCTTCAACTGCTCTATCAAAGAAATTATGAATTAATAAACCTTGTGCGTCCATATATATTATTTAGTTAAACTCCAATTATTTCGTCGAAACTTGTTCCAGTAGATGTTGCGTAAAAATTCACCAAAATAAATTCAGCAGAACGTACAGGTTTTAGATATATATCTACCACAAGTTCGTTTCTATCAATTACATTTGGTGTATTATTTCTCTTGTCACAAACTATTTGATATTCATATAATCCTTGAGAATTTCTAGCTCTATCAAATATGGGGCTAAGTGTAGATACTACTTTATCTCTGGTGTAAATTGTATTTGGTTCAAACACGAAATACTTCACAGTTCTCTTTGTAGCTTTTTCTAAGTAGATGAATAATCTACGAACATTAATTCTATCAAATGAACTTGGTTGTTTTAATAAAGTTTTTTGACCAAAAATATTAATTCCATCATTTGGGAAAAATGCTACAGGATTTAATGATATTTTATATAACATATCCCTTTCTTTTTGTTTTGGTGCAATTGCTACTGCTAATGCATTAGTAACTCTACCTCTAGTGAAACCAGCTGGAGCATACCAAGGTTCAAAATTTTGATCTACATTTGCCATATCAGCAGCAGCAAATGGTGAGAACGGAACCCATATACTTATTCCAGAAAATACATCGTTGATTTTACACCAGTTAGCATATACTGTAGCATAACTGGTATTAGCATTTTCATATAAATGTTTTAATGGATTATATATGTATTGTGAAAACACTCTATTAGTGTCGTCTAAAGTTAAATTATTAGCTCCTGTTACGAAAATTGAACGTAAAGGATCTGCTATAAACAAACAATCTTTTCTTAATTTTGTTGTAAAATTATCAAAAATATTGAATATTGTATTATAGGTTTCTTTAATGTTCCAATTTGGATGTGCGGGATCTGGATTTACTGATTCATTTTGAATTAATGCTTTTAATCCATTAGTTAATCCAACTTTAGTTTCTACATCATCAAAATATGTAGTTTCATTAGCACATATTGATGCATGTATTGTACCTAAACCGTTTTCAATGATTATATCTACATCAAATAATTCTTCATTTTCAATTTTACGAAGAGTACGATCTAATTTATAAGGGATAGATCCTAAAGATTTTCCTGTTACAGTAAAGCTTGCATAACTTGCTACAGGGAAAAGAGCATCAGCAAAATCAATTACTTTTGTAATTTCAGTTAAATCACTAAGATGGAAACCATAACGACTCCATGTAGATTCGTTATTAGCTTTCATTTGTTCTATAGAATTATTAGAGAAAATACGAATTTTCTTTTTAGGTATTCCATTTACATCTAACCAAGAACCACTATTTTTACCGTTAATGAAACTATTAACAAATAAAGTTATATTATTAGAATTACTAATTATATTTTCGATATAGAAATTTTTTGGTAATCCACCATTTTGGTTATTAATTTGACGATAATAATCGAAAGATCCTATATTAGATTCTTCAAATGCATAAGTTAGTGCTATAGCATCATTATTATAAGGACTTGTACGAAGTTTAAATAATCCAAATGAAATTGTATCATCAAATACAGAATTTGCCATATCAGCAAATGGATATGACACTTTTTCCATAGCTTCAGATATACTTCCAGAATTTCTATTTAATCCAGAATCATTAGATGCAGAAAGTGTAAATCCGAGTCTACTAGTTGGAATTGTTAGATAATCTGGTTTTTTGAGACCAGTAGGTTTATCTATTCCTGCATTTGTATAAATGCTACGAATTGATGTGTGATCTGTATTAGGTTGAATATTTGTATTATCTGCTAAACCAATATAATGTCCTTCCCAACGATTGTTTATAGTTGATTGTATTTTATTTACAATAACCAAACCAGATTTACCGAAATCTTGTATACCATTTATAGAATCAAGACCTGAAACTGCTGAAGATACACTCCATGTATAATTTGAATTAGTAAATCCAGAACCATCTATAATACTCTTATATCCTTCTAAACCTACATCAAAAAATTTGGGTGCACCTACTAGATATGTACAATTATCTTTACTTAAATCTGTAGTTACTTTTGTTTCATAACTAGATATGAGATAATTTCTTAAATCATCAAAATATGCGGTAACTGATGGTGTTCCATTAGACAATACTACATCTTGCCATGCTTGTACAAATGTAGTACGTTCTGTTGTAGTAAAAGTTCTATATTCAGTTAAACCATTAGAACTTAATGAATTAGCAATAGATGATAATGTAGGTGAATCTAACATTGCTAACACCACTAAATCTTGAGAAAATGCCGAAGCAGGCATTAATTTTGTATTTCTAGCAATAATATTTTGAGTCTCATAAACAGCTACAACGGGATACACTAATACACCATATGTAGATCCATAACCTTCACCAATACCGTCGCCATAAGGCATACGACTTACGAAAAGATTACCACTTGAACTTTTTAAAATTTGAGATGCACCATAATAAAAATATCTTTCAGCGGAATTAGTTGGTGTACCATAAACTGCTTCGAGATCTTGTATGGAAGTGATTTGTAATACTTCATCGACTGGACCTTTTGCAGCAAATCCTGTCATAAATATATTGGTTCCTGCTGGTAATACAGGAGATAGAGAAAAATCTTTTTCTACGATTTCAACACCTGGAGATTGTATAGTTCTAGCCATGTTAATATTTAGTGTTTTTTGGATTTAATTTTTTAATTAATCCAATAGAATTGTTTCCATGCCTCTAAAAACAAATTCAAAACTAGTTTCAATTTCTTCAGCATCACGATGATTATATGTAATTTCACCTAAAGAAATTGGAAAAGCTGATTTATATATCCATTTTATAACTTCTTTATTAAATTCATCTCTAGCTATAACAATAAAATCCGATGAATATTGACCAATTCCTATATTTTTAAATTCTTCTGGATATTCATAGTATCCATTTTTTTCAGTTCTTAATTGATTTAACCATTTATGTATAACCCAATAATTTTGAAATTGATTATCTATTGTAAAATTTACTGTTATTGGATCATAAGATGGTTTATTATGGGATGATACATATATATTACCACCAGCATAACGTACATCTTCAGCAGGTATAACATTTTTAGGAACTATAGTACCATATATAGATAATTCCAATGTATTCATATCTACTACATTGTTACCTTTTTGTAATCTTTTGTCTAAATCTCGTAATATTTGTGGTATAGGTATTATTAAAGAGAATTTATCTTTACGTGATTTATTTAAACCAGATTGATCAAAATAATTAGGCATATAATTATTTACAAAGGTTGCCACCCTTGGCTATATAAATCATCTATATCAGGATTTTCTATATTATGTCCTCCCATAATCATTGGCATGGCATCACCACCTGCTTTTTCATTTGTATATATTGATAATGGATTAACAAAATTTTTGATACCATAATCAATAGATTTAATTACAGCAGGTTTACCATTAACATCTTTCTCTAGTACATCAAAATAAGAATATACTATATCTTCATGTAATGCCATTAAAGCCCATGTTAATGCCATAACTCTATCATCATGTGATCCACTTTTAGCTTCCCAGCTTCCTGTTCTAGTTCTAATGAAATCTTTTAATTCCGTTACAGTACCCACATCATTTATTTGAACTTGTTTTGTTGTTGTTATCCAATATCGTTGATTCATTACACCATGAAATTTTGTGTTGGTATGTGCAATAATACCTAAATTATTAGATGTTCTACTGGCAACACGATTTACACCCCAATTTACTATATTTTCATAACTGAAATATTTTTTCAAATTATCTACAACTTGTGCACCACAATTATTTCTTTCAATAAAAACTAATGGATCACCCCAATGTTGAAGAATTTCACGCAATTTAGGAGTAAATTCCGATGGTGTTATTTTATTATTAAAATACATACCAACTTGTTTTATTTTTTGTGGCTCAGTAATATCTAAAATTTGTGCAACAGTATAATCTTTACCCACACCTTCAGCAATATCGACACCAACAACATAAATTTTATCTTCATTTATATTTTCCCACATATAATAATGCCCGTCATCTAATATATACATGGGTTGAAATGTTTGTTTACGCATATAATCAAACAATTCTACATCTAATGCAGATTCACCTACTTCGTCGAATTCGCAATTATGTGATATAATATCATTCGTGTAATATTGATTAGTTTCAACTTCTAATAAATCATATACTGGTAATATTCCAACATTTATAATATCTATAATTTTATCAAATCCATTTTTAGTAGATATTATATCACCAATTTTTAAATCACTGCTTATTTTAAAAATGTTATCTTTAGTTAATATTCTGTGATTTTTACTACATTTTAAATTATTATTAGATAATACGATTTCTAAACATTCTTTTTCTAATTTTTGTATACCAACAAATGGTTTAAATCCTGTTGGAGTTAAAACTTTTATATTAGTTTTGTTCAATTTCATAAATTTTCTTTTCTAATTTTTCATAATCATCAATTTTTCTATTATCATATATAATAACAAAATTACATTTTAAATAATCTGTAATTTCTTTTTGTCTTTTTATATCGTATTTCATTTTGTCTTCGTTTAAGTGATGATTTTCATATATTTCATATATAGTATTAGTTTCATGACAATAACCATCTGGATGATATCCTAGAACATGAAAATCTCTATCAATTTTAATATTTAATTTAGATTCAAAATAGTCTAATATTTTAGTTTCATTAATACCTTTATTAATAAAACCTTTAATTCCCCTTTCTAATTTTTTTTGAATAGATAATCTAGATCTTAACTTCTTTTTTTGTATGTATGTTTCATTATTTTGATATTCATTATATTTTATTTCCCAATTTTCAGAATATTTGTATTTAAACCATTCTCTTGCATTTGGATTTATAATACACTTTCTACAAAAACCTCTATAAGTAAATATTTGTTTGGATTTATCATAATTTAATTTTAATCCACATCTACAATAATAATTCTTATCAACATTTAATTTAAATTTTCCCAATAATTGAACTCTACAGCTTAATGGCATTTGTCCAGAACAATAAGGTTCATATTTTTTTGTATAAAATAAAACACTTTTATATAAAGATGGATCATCTTTTATCATAGTTAAATTTTTAGATTTTCCGATATATTTTTTATAAATGTCATTTGATAATAATTCTATAGTTTTATCTTCTGAATAAATTTGTGAATTTTCTATTTTTAATTTTAATTTTAACTCTTGTAATCTTTTTACTTCTAATCTAATTTTGTGATTTTTTTCAAAATTTTGTAATTTTTTAATTCTTGCTTTTTCTACAGCTATTTTAAGTCTTATTGGATCTTTTGAGTAATGTTGTTTATTCAAGCCTTTTATACAATTCTTCGATTGTAATAATTTCTTCTTCATTATTATTATTTAGTATGGTAACGAGAGTTTTCCCATCCACGCATTCATATTCCCTACGCCACATATTTACATCAGCTAGTGATGCTATAGTTTGTTGTTTCCACTTCTCTGTACGTCCAGGTACTTCATTCCACAAAATCTTCATCTGTTTCCATTCGTTTTCATTTTTTAATGCTCCATTATAAAGTCTATAAAATAATCCAGACGTATCTCTAGGTGTGGAAGCCATTATAATTTTTGATTTCATTGATGAAGAAATAATTGGATATACCGATGCCCAAAATTCGTTTAACATATTAGACTCAATCCAATCACATTCATCCACAAACAACAAATTAGCAGAAGAACCACGCCCAGCAGTACCTGTTGTGGTTGAAATTGCTATACGAGAACCATTTTCTAATTCCAAAGATTCTAACCCATAATATTGAACTGGTGATTTTAACCAATTCGGTAATTGTT